TCCAATATAACCCCTCCCGTATTCCTCGTAGGAATAATACACATAAAAGTGTTTCATACTACTCTTGACTTGGTGACACTGTTATTTATGTTAAAAGGAGACATTGCTGCCTCCTCATTTTACCTGAAATGTGTCACCAAGTCAAGGCAATATTATTTAGATAACCCATTCTGCTTCACCACCAAGTGCTTCATAACAAATAGGGAACTGTTCAGCAAAAACTGCTTTACACGCCTTTGCAATATCCATATGCTCTCGCTGAGTTCCTGACTTTTCGCGGAGAGCAATATAGGTTATCCATGACCTGCAAGAGCCACTCATATAGATACGTGTGGGCGTCGCTAAGGGCAATACAAACCTTGCACACTCCTTTGCTACCCCCGCCTCTAGAAGACGCTTGTAGAGGGCGTTAGCGGCGGCAAAATGCTCAGAGATTTCTCCCTGGAGTTTCAGTTTGACGTAATCGGGAATATCATCAATTGAGTTCTGACGATTCTTAGTATCTTGACGACGAAGATCTGGAATGGGAATGTATTCAGTCAGAAGATTTGTATCGGCATAGCGTTGCGAAAATTCTTGATATGTAAAGCTCCTATGACGAAGAATTTGTGCCGCAATACCACGGTTTGTTTCAATCTCAAGAGTCATAAATGCCTGCTCAAATACAGACCAATGATTATGCTTGATGCAATAACGAAGCAACCCCGCATAGTTTTCATTATCTTGGTTACTAGGATTAGAGACTCTAGCAACATACGCCATTGTCTTTTCTGCATCGGGAGTAACACTAATGAGTTTTACAGTCATTTTTTTCCAAATCCTTTTGATGTTTGTGCTTCTAGTTCTTTTATTTGCTCCTTTACCGCACGGAGTTGTGCCTTCATTTCTTGAATTTTATCATCATTATAAAGATGATCTTGCTTGATCAGTCTCTCAAGAAGTTTTACAAGTTTCTTTGCTCTTGATGTATCAGTCATCTAAATCCGAATCCTCAAAAATTTCATCGTAATCTAAAAGTGGTCTTTTTCTCACATCTGGTTCTGTATGTTTGTAAGCAGAAATATCAGAATAAACTTCTGCTTTCAGAGAATCAACCAATAGTTCAAGATTACGAACGATGAGTTTTAGTTTGTCTTTGTCCATAAGATACCATTCTCTCTCAGGATTTTAGCATAAAAAAAGGAGGGGATCAACCCTCCTTTTGATTTACTTATAAATCCACTGGATATACAGTGATAATAAAGTAATAAAAGTAGCAGACGCAACTGTAATTTGTGCGATGATTAACATCACTTTGCCCCTGCGTTTACAAGCAGTGCTTGATGACGACGATTCTCTTTCTGCTTTTGCTCTTTGATGAGTTGAAGCACATTGAGTTTTTTCATCACTTATGACCCTCCTTTACAAACTTAACACCACGATAGGTTTCGTTGTATTGTTGGGGTTGTTGCATCATTTGCTGTTGATACTCAAGACGCTTTTGAGTATCATACTCTACGCCTCTGTATACGACTTTAGACATTAGGTTTTCTCCTTAGTTTTTTAAGTTAAAGAGCGTTCCTTCAGTCGGCGTTTGCGTTCGCTATTTGCGAATAGCGAATGAACGATCCGTTCCGCGTCGGCTTACTTCCGTCAGAGTTTTCTCTGATGAACGTAAGGTCATTATAGACCTTTTCAAGGTATATATCAATATAAAATTGTATAATCTGTTACAATTTTATAAAATCTTAAGAGTCAAAAAAATTGCCGGGATTTTTTCCCAGCAATTTGTAAACTATTTTCTCTTTTTCTTTTCGGGAGATTTATAACCCCAGAGTTTTGGATTGACTCTCCCATAACCAAAGTCAATACTCTTTAGATTCCCACGAAACTTATCCCAATACATATCAAACAGTTTGATTCTTCCGCCACGAGTAAGGTCAAAACAAATCTTATCATCAATCATATACTTAATAATATAGGCATCATTGGGTGCATCTTTCGTGCAGACTTCAGCATAGGTCCCACCTTCAATCAGAATCTCACAACCGTAGCGTGACTTACAAGTTTCCTTTTCTGCGGGTGTCCAAGAATCCATATGCTTTTCTTTATTTTGTGCTTTTTCAATTACATCACCAAGTTGACTCACGAACGACCTCCCCACTGAATATCGGGATACGCCTCCGAAACAATCTCCTTCGTAATCTTATACTTTGTTTGAAGTTGCTTATCTTTTACAAGACAAATAATTTCTGCTTCAAGGGGATGAAGACCTTCAAGAATGGAAATAAACATCGATTCTCTACGAATATTATTTAATCCATCATTTCCACCCTTGATGAAGTGATAGAAATTTTTATACTCTTTACGAATCGTAGTATGCCCTTGCTTATCACTTGCTCCCATAGAAAAAGATCCCGTTTCGTGCATTTTACGCACTTCTTCAGTAATCTTAGTAGTTAGAGTACCACTATAAGAAGTTTGATTTTCATAACCAGAATATGGAACAGGTCCATCTGGAAGCATGGAAATTACTGACTCATCAAAATTCCAAATGAAAAGAGCTTTTAATGAAGGATGCTCGTACTTCTTAAGTAATTCTACCTTTTTAGCATTTGATCTCTGCCTAGACACAAGATCAAGTACTTCAAAAGAAAAGGGATTGGAAGGTAGATTATCAACTACTGGGGCAGCAGTTTTTTTAGTAGTAGCAACTTTTGGTTTAGTTGCCGCTGTTGTCGTCTTCTTCTGTATCTTCGTAGTCATAATAGTTCTCAAAGTTAAATGCAATCACCTCATCTGGAATCAGGTTTCCCTGCGAATCAAACATTTCGGGGTGAGGTCTTGGAATTTCCCGATAGTTCATCATGTATTCTCTTGCTACCCAACCAGTTACAAGTCCCACTATAAGAAACAAGACGGTTAAAAATGAACCGAAAACTAAGCTAACTGCGAGCATTTGTCTTTCTCCGGGAAACTACTTTTTTCTTCCTAGATTTAAAGGAAAATTCAAAATAGATAGTTACTTCCCGATTCAGAAAGCAAACTATCTTTTCAAAGATGATGTGAAATGGTTGAGTTTGCTTTCTTCTACCTCCAGTTAGGAGAATTTCAACACCACGGTTTCTGTGGTCTGATTTATTTATGTTCGTATCAGACAATTTGTTTTTCTTTTAAAAATTTAACGGTATCAGTACATCCACCAAGTTTTTTATCATCACAGATGACCTGAGGAAATGTAGATCCTTCACCAAACTCGGCATAAAACTCATTTTTGGTAAAGTGTTCATCAAGATTATACACTACAAAGTTGCTTCCAGTCAACTCTAATACTTGTTTGACTTTATAGCAATATGGGCAATTTTCTTTTGAATATACAGTAAAGTTCATAATTGTTCGATATATTTTAATAATTTATAAAGTTTTACAATTAGTTAACCCAAGAGGGAGTATCATCAGTGTCGAAAAAGAAAATGTGGAAAAGTCTAGAAGTTTCTTTTGTAAATCCAAAATACTTTGAAGCGGCATGAGGGCAGTGACCGTCCCAAATAATCAATCTATTAAAAACATTTCCAACCTTGTCAATCTCATCCCAAGGAGTTCCATCCAGATACAAACCTGTCGGTGCAGTATCTTTCCAGGCATTCCAGATATTAGGATGACTACAATGACGAATTCCAGTTTTTTTATGGATTAATAAAGAAGTTCCAGTTTCATATGGTGCATCCGGAGTTAAGTATACCACAGCAGCCCACTGTTGAGCATCACCATGATAAACAATTGCATCCTCTGCAGTACAATATTGAAATCTACCACACATACCATAAGTTTCCGTCCAGCGTGTGATTTTCTTTCCTAAAAGTTGTTCGAACTTTTCCTTTATTCCAGGAAATACATGTTGTTGTGGGGTTCTTCTTCCTCTATGATAGTCACTTTCTTCATACTCTAAACTAAGAGCATAGTCCCTTACAGAGTATGGATCTTCATAAAAATTTTCACAAACAATAATTGAAGTCTTTGGTTCTTTTGAAACTGAAAGTTTATAACCTGGAGTTTCTGGTAAGAAAAATTCCTTCATTCTTGGAGTTTCAATCATTATTTGAGGAAGATTTTTAATAGGATATTCCTTCAAAACATAATTCACATTTCCACAAGGAGGCGTAGATCCTGCAGTATAAATCTTTGATAGGTTTTCATTTTCATATCTAGAATTAGATAAGAATGGAAGATTATCATTATAATGAGCAAAAGATTTTGCCTTAATAGATCTCCTTTTAGTATCACCCATCCAAGAGAAGTGCCATCCCATTTCATCAATTGCTTTTCCATCGGAATTAATCATATAAAGAAGATAAAATTCAGAAGGAACTTCTTTATCAGACCTCATACGAATTGGTGTTGTCTTTTTAAAAACTGACCTATTCGTGGCAAACATAGCCCAATGAACTGGATGACCAGTGTTCTTATCATATACTCTCAAATCTGCTCGACCTTCATGATAAGATAGTGGTATTTTAACATATCCATTTGGATGATTCAAGAGAGTATTTTTAATATCCTTAATGTAAATTGGATCGATTATTTCATCATTATCACCATGAATGATCATACAATCATCATCGTAATCATCTAATACCTCAAGAAGTGCATCTTTTTGCATTCTTTCTCTAACTCTTGCTCTCAAAGAGTTAATATCATCAACATTACCATCATAACAATTTAAACGATCTATTTCTTCCACAACAAGATGTTCTTCATCGGGAATGTTAAGATCAATAATACGAATTTTTTCTTCTGGTAAGTTGTAATATCTTATTGCATCTCTAAGTCCTGGTTTAGTTGGAATTCCGCTATGAGTTTTATTTGATTCACAAATAATAAATTGATCAACATGATCTTTCAATAGATTAACTCTCAAGTCTAAAAGTTCTCTACCAGTTTCATCAAAGTATGGGAAGTAATCAATAATTTTAATCATGGTTGTTAAATCTTTAATTGATTTCTTGCATCCCTTTTCTTTCCACCAATTAAGAGCAATTCCGTAAGACTCAAAGTGCCCTGGTTTTTGTTCTTCTTTATAAAAATCTGGATTGTTTAGAAAGAATGTAGCAGGAAAATTTACATCCTCCGCTAAGATAGGAAGAGTATAAACAGTTCCTAGTCCTCTCAGAAGCAAACTTTCTGCATAAGGATATTTGTGGAAGTCTGGGAAAAATTCATATCCTTTATAGTAATATGGTTCTGGATCTTGGATTCTCATGATAATTCTATCATGACGATAATAAGTATCTAAAAGTTTTTTAGCGTACTCTCTCTTCACTAAAAATGCTTGAATTCCCCAGAAGTACCATCTTCTTTTCTGAAGACGAATCAATTCCTCATGGAAAGTATCTCCAGTGTATGTTAACTGAACACACTCCCAATCGCTTGGGAGATGCTCCATTAGATCTTCCCAAGTAAAGTTCCAATACTTTACTGGGTGTAGAGATAAATCATCTTCACAGAACAAAGCATACTCTTCAGTGGTGTTATCATACCAATTTTTAATGTTCTTGAGATGGGCAACAAAAATAGATTTGTTTCCATCACAAGACTTATCCTCAAATCCTTCTTCAAATTCTAAAGTTTCTTTTACATCTCCAAATCTTTCAGAGATATGAAAACTGATTTTATCTTCTACACCATATTTTTTGAACTGGTTAACAAAGAACTCTCTTCTTTCTTTAGATTCTTCTAGACTTATGCAATGGATACTGGGAATACCTTGTAACTTATTCTCATCACTTAAATCGGATGGAAGTTGGAAGCACCAATCATATTCGTGCAATGAATTTCTTTCAATGTATCCCATTTCAAGAAACATCTTTCGAATCTGATCTTTATGTTTTCCTAGATGCAAGTGTTCAAATTCAACTCTTTTGATTTTATATTTTTTCCAATCAAAAGAAAGGAGTAGTTCAGCATCAATACCCTCAACATCTAATAGTAACCAATCAAGTTCTTCAATTTGATATTTTTCAAATAAATCTTCCATTGTAATACAAGGAACAGTGAAAGATTTAATTTCACCATCCTTAAGATATGGAACAAACTCCATATGCTTATAAATGTGTTCTATATTACAGGAAGCAATTCCATATTGGGGGGCATCATTAGTATGATAATAGATTGTTAATTCTTTATCAGAATTGTCTGGAACTTTTACTGCAATGTTTTCTATAATAGCGTTCTGATAATTTTTATAACACTCCTTTAGTTTTGGAATATGAATTGAATTTGCTTCAACAAATAAAGCAAACTCTAGATCTGGACAGTTTTTCTTAAGATACCATGAAAGATCATCGTCTCCATAGTTAGCGCCTATCTGAACTACAGAACGAATTTTATTTTTCATACAGGTTTTACTCCATTTTCACAGAAGCGACACATATCAAAACATGATTGTGGTTTTGGTGCTATCTCTTCATAAGATTGTTCAAAAAGATTTCCAATAATAAATTTCAAACTATAGTCCATACAGCACAGAGAAACATCTCCATTAGGTAGCATAATGTTATGATACAGATGCTCATCACATCCACAAGTTCTTGGTTCTTCACCGTGATATATTGATTTGTATTCTTGTTGAAGGTTGAGAAGTTCTGGTTTTAACATTGCTTCCCCAACCAAATTACCTGCCCTAGACCAGAATGCTGGGACAACTGCTTCTGGGAACAGATGTTTGACCTCATCATGAACAGTACCCATCGCCATAGTATAGAATCCTTGAATTTCATGATGAACTTCTTTAAATGCTTCAATGACTTCAATATAGTTTTTGGTGATAGGATGCTTTGCTCGTCTTTCATTATCTGGAAGATGAAGAACAAATCTACCATTAGGGCCTAGATCGTAAGGAATGTTTTTAATTTGATATACATCTTCCACTTTCATTCCAATACCAGTAGTAAACACTGCAATTGGATGTCCCTTCTCATGAGCGTACAGAAGCATGTCTGTACAATCTTTATTCAACCATGGTTCTGTAAATCCAGCAAAAGTTACTCTTACATTTTGTGGAAGTTTATCTACCGCTCTCTTAAAATTGTCTAAGGTAAGATACCTTTCCTCATCAACATAAGATCTCTCAAGAATTCTTTGGGGGCAGTATACACAATCAACTACACACCCTTTCTTTGGAATTGATGTAGTAAACTCCATAGTTGGCCAAGGAGTCATGTCCCAAAATTTTTCTTTTTCAGGAACAATCTCCCCACAAAGCATATATTTACCAGCATTCTTTACAGAATCATCTGTTGCTTTCATAACATCAACGATATATCCATCAACAAGATCTGGATGAACCCACCAGTCTTCAAAGGCAGACTCATCATCTTCAGCAACATTTGTTACCACAAGTTGATATCCCATCTTAGTAAGATACTCTCTTGACTTATCTTTATAAGACTCCGATACATCAACATAATGATCATGCTCATAAGTGATTACTCTAAACTTATACTCATCAAAAGGAATTGAAAGTAATGCCTCATAAGTATTTGCCGATGGTTCAATATCAAGTTGCAAGTAATCAATAATTGTTTCAGATCCAAAATATTCTTTAATTAGTCTTGAATAATTGATCAATAAAGCATTCGCATGTAAGACATTTGTGTTAGGTCTATGTTGCTTATAATCATTCGCACAAATTTCATTAAACTCAATTGATACACCTTTCCAACCAAAATCACTTTCCAACAATGCGGTATTGTTTTTATGGTATGGGAATCCTCCACCAATCTCAATAAAAGTTCCCTCTCTCTTTCCATTTAAGATTGAGAGAATAAACATATCTTGAAACACCTGAGAGTGATTATTCTTGATGTTTTCAGATCCATTAAATTTAAATCTCAAATCTTTATGATCAGTAGAGACATAAGTTCTAAACTTATAGTTTGAACCATGAGCACCTAAAGAACTTAGTTTTTCTTGTAAATAATTTCTATGGTCTTCAGTCATGAGAGAAGAATACTCCTTTTTAAGTTTGAAAAACAATTTACGGGATTCGTCACACAATCCACAAGGATACGCCGCTTCTGCCTTTCCCATCACAAGAGAATAAAATCCAGGATACTCAACATCTATATCCAAAGGTTCTTGATTGCCTTTACAAATACCTTCTCCAATAGAAAAGAGTAAGTATGCTTCATGATGGTTTGATTCTTTTAAGTAAAAATTACCTAGCAGATAATATGCTTCTGGTCTTTCTGGATAAGTTGTAAGAGCATTTTGCAGAAGACTTTTTACTGTAAAGTTTCTAGTCCCCTGAGACTTAAAACAATTTGCAGCAGATAATAAACACTGATATTGCATTCTTTTATCATCACTTCTTTCAGCGGTTCTAAGATAATAAGAAAGTGCTGATGCTGTTTGACCTATGGAATGGTAATGAACAGCAAGATTAAAATTATTGATTGGATCCTCTGGATCATCTATAAACTTATACAATAACTCATTCAAAGAATAATCAGTCATTCAGAAACTCCTCAATTAAACTCTCAGGAAACTTAAGTAAATATGCAGCATTATCTTGAAATCCAAAGGTCATCAAAAAATCATTTCCTTTCTGTGCAAGTCCAATACAAAACTCTACGTGCCCAGACATTAAAGAAAATTCGTTTGACCAAGTTATCATATTCCAATTTTTATCCCAAATAATAATTCTATGATAATAAACAGCATCCTTCCTTCCTACTTCACTATTAAAAAGATCTACCTCATGAGTTATTGCTAAGTAATGATCTCTCCAAGGAATAACCTGAGAACCTCCTCTTAGATCTCTAGGAAGTTCGTTCCACTGACCTAAAGAAATAGTTTTAGATTGCCCTGTTTCTGGATTTATTTCTACAACTTCCGTAGGATTACTCCATTTCACATAAACATTTGGTCTGTCTAGGACAGGCATCCAGTTCTTTTCACAATAAGAATTTGGATCGTTTGGTGGTTGAATTCTGACTCTAGAAACTTCAGTAACAGTATCTTCATCAACTACAATCTCACACAATTCCATTCTTCCAGTTCCAATCGTATCAAGATCTCTACGAACACCAGAAGTATATAGTTTACCATTCCACCTGAAGATTCTAGCATCTTCAAGTCCAACAAATTCCCAGAGTTCTTTATCCGGGAATCTAGATGTATCAATTTTATTATACCTTACAATATTATAATTATCATCAAGTTCACAATAATAGTTGTGAGTTCTTAGATGCATATCATTTTCGGGGTGAACATAAGTCAATGGTCCCCACTGATGCTGAAATAATTTTTTCTCAGAATGATAAAAAGTATAATTTACATGACGAATAATTACCATAGTCTTATCCCCATCCGTAAAAATAGATGGATTCATAATTCCAGTTCCATTCGTATGTTCCGATGGAATTATCAATGGGTGAATTGATCCACCCATTTCAATCGCTCTTTTTACAAAATTCATATTTTTTAGAATATTGGTTCAATTATAATAAATTTATACCCAAAAGTCAATGGTATATTTTTTCTTCTCTATATTCAGAATTACACAACTCATTTATCTCTCTTTTGATTCTTGCTCTCTCATCATTTGTTTTGTAAACACTTCTCGCAAGTTCAATAAATTCATCATCAAACTCTTGCAACTTCTCTTTCTCTCTGAGTCTATCTTCTACTTTCCAAAGTTTTTCATTCACTTCTCTGAGTTTAACTTCATGTTCCAAAGTATATTGAGTCAGAGTGCTTTTAATTAGATTTAGTTCTTCTAACTCTTTGGTAACATATTCACTATTAGTAAATAAAGATTTAATTTGGAGAATTGTAATTTTATCAATCAATTCTCCTACCGATACTGGTGTCGTAATTTTCATTTTGGACAATTGGTTTGAATATAATTCAGCAAAACTTCATTCTTACAAATAACTCCCAAACCAAAAGAGTGATCAATGTTAAACTTAGGAAGATCAATTTCTTCAAAGAACTTCTTCACCCCATACACTTTACCATCATGAGTTTCAACAGAAGTATCATGAAGAAGGACAACGCCATCATCACTTAGAAACTTACTCCAGGTTTCAAAATCTTTTTTCACATCTTCATAATGGTGACTACCATCAATGTGAAGAATATCAATTTTCTTATCCCAAGTTTTTGCTACTTCATCAAAGGTTCCTTCAATAAAAGTTATATTATCTTGAAGATGCAGTTTCTCTCTCTTCATTGTTACAAATGTGTATTTTGTTTTATCTTTATCAAGTCCAATAAAGTCATCACCGACAAAGTTATCTACACCGTACACATGCCCGATTCTTGGAAGGGAAAATGAGAAGGTAGAGTAACCATAATCAACGCCAAGATCAACAACAATCTGTGGGTTAACAAACCTTACCAACCACTCAGCAAAGTTTCTATGGCCTCTCCAAGCAGTTGCTGGAGTGTCGTCAAGGTTGGTTAAGAAAAGTTTATCAATAGCATCTGTCCTTTCTTTAATTCCCAGAGTTTCTTGAGCAAATCCAGAAGCAAAGACAATAATGTTTGGATTTCTTACCAGTTTACCAATTTCAAGTAGATGAGTAAATGCTTTACCCATACTATCACCACCCATGTTCATTGCTTCACTTACAGCATGGAAAGCATAGTTTGATGCTTGTTGAACATTTCTAAGTTGAACTAAAGCAATACTACTCATAATAAACACATCAACTCTAGTAGGATCAAAATATGCCCTAGAAGAATTCAAATACTCTTGTCCGAGTTCCAGTGCCTTTTCAAGATTCTTAACTTCAAAATAATGCTTAAAGATAAACCAGAGATAATAAGTATTTGACTTATCCTTTTCATATTCCCTTTCGCAAATTGAAAGATAGAACAGTTGCTTGTCTACACTTGGTTGAATACTTTTTGTAATTTTAATTGTAGTATCAACCACAACTTCGTTCAGATGTTCCTCTGTTGGAATAAACATTGGAGTTTCATGAACTGCATTTACCCAAGTATAGTTTTTAGTTCTATGAAAACGAACATGAGCAGTCTGCCCCAAAGTTGGTTCTTGATCTCCTACCTTATCATATCGTTCATGTCTAAATGCAGTGAACTCCCCAGCAATTACATCAAGACCCTCTGGAAAAAATTCATCGAGATCTTCATTAAAATCAAGAGAGAATGCCCAATCAGTTTTTACATAAGAAAGTGCTTGATTTCTTGCTTTAGAGAAATCAAATTCCTCTCTAGTTTGTGGATGTTCATAAACTTCAACACCCGCTGCTTTAAGTAATTCTACTGTCTTGTCTGTACTTCCAGTATCAATTACTACTGTATTTGTAAACTTCTTAGAGATTTCAATAAATCTCTCAACATTTTTTTCTTCGTTTTTGGCGATTGCGTATAGTGTAATGTTCATAATTTTAATTATTTTAATTTAGATGTTTTGATTTTATAGAAGGACCCCAATCATTATAAGGATTTATATAAGTTTGATAAAAGTCATAACCACCACGAATAAAATTCAATGAAGATATTGATAATGCAATCAAAATTAGTTTTTGAATAATACTTATTTGTTTTTTGACTTCATTATCAGTTTTAATTCTATCTATGATACTTTTTTGATGGAGTTTGGGCAACTCAATATTAGTATCTTTTTTTTCGGTATAAGTCCAGGTGCTAGTTTCAAAATCATATTCTGCAAGATTTGTATGCTCAAAATCATTCATAATAGGAGCACAAATATATGAAACTTCTTTATCAATATGAGAAATACTTAAATCAATAAGAATTGGAATTTCTGTTTCAGTGACGCACACAATATGAGTTTGCATCATTTTTTCAGGACTATAATTATTTTGATTAAATCCAGGATATCCCATCAAATACATTCCTGGAGGTTTTTTAAGTGTAACCATTAAACTACACTCAACCAATTTTGATTTAATTCCTTCTTTATGTAAGAGTTTAAGTACTATATCACTCATACTTAAACAATATCCAGAACCTGCTTCAACCATTCCAGATTGATATAAATTATCTACTACTGATTTAATTTTAATATAATAATCAGTTGTTATGATTGGATAATTTTTCATAATTATTTTTCCCAAGCAACATCGTATTTTTGATCTAAAGATTTAACTCGATTATATCCAAGTTGTTTAAATAAGTTTTGAATTTCTTCTTCGTGCTGACCTAAATGCAACCTCTCATATTCTATTTTTTTGATACTGTATTTAGACCAATCTGTAGTTAGCAATATCTCAGCGTCTATTCCCTCAATATCAAGAAGTAACCAATCCAATGATTTAATTTCATACTTATCGAATAATTGTTCAATGGTCACACAAGGAATATCAAAATTACACAAACCCTCTAAAGGATAATAAACCAATACATGTTCTTTAACTAAAGATGCTACATGATACATTGGTCCATCATTCTCATGATAGTATATTTTTACACTATCATGAGTATAAGATGGTAGTTTTATAGCAATGTTTTCTACTACAGCATTTTTATAGCAAGAATAACAATGTTTTAAGTTACCAATATGAAGAGGATTTGCTTCTACAAATAAACCAAAATCTAATTCTTTATGATTGTCTTTAAGATATTTTGAGAGATGATCATTTCCTTTGTTAGATCCTATTTGAACTACCCTCATAGGTATTTTTCCCAGTCAATACAAGGCGATAAGAATTCAACATGAGAGTGAGTAGAATATCCAGGAATACAAGAAATCAAATTCCTTCCTTTGTTACCGTTCAATTCCAAAAACTTCCCATGATCAAAACTTGGTTCATAACCAGTTGAATACTTTACATGAATATCCTTATCTTCTTTAAGAGTTTTAAACTTAGTTGCGAAGGTATTTGTTGTAGATGGTGTAGGCATCCAATGTGATAGTTTTGTATGAAGAACTTTGGTCATAAAGTCTTTATACATTTCTTGATACTTATCCCCATGATCATAAAGAGTTAAGTATTCTACAGGGAGTGTAAATCCATCAACTAAAATTTGATCCCAATGTGGACGGTGAACATAATCATCTTCTAGAAAATAGATAATGGTATCGTCTGAAAAATTCTGAGAAAGAATATATTCTACAGTTTCAACAAAACTCCTTGACTCCATTCCACAATCAATTTCATAAACATTTTCTTCATTTTTCAGAAAAGTATCTTTCCTCTCACCATAATGCTTATCATAGATGATTGTAAAATTTGTAGTTTCTGGATTCAAAGTTCTTTTAAAATTTTCAAAAACTTTTTCTTTATCCCACCAATCTGGACGATTTTGTGTGGAATATTTTAAGTTTGAATAATAACAGTGCCTCAAAAATACTTCAATTTTTTTCATTCAATTTCTCCAAATCGTATTCATTCCACCAAGATTCCCAATCAATAAAAAAGTCTTTGTCCCAATCTGTTTGCATATGAAGTGCTAATGAAGGAATAGGAGTAAAGCAATAGTATCCTCTTTCATAATAAATTCGATCAATACTTTCCATTTCCATTGTTGGAGATACTTCACTGGTTCCCATCTTGCAAAATAAATCCCAATTTCTTTTGATGATAGAACTATGAGTCATCAAAGTCACTGCTGGATGAATATTAGTTCTCCAATAGCGATCTTTTCCAACAACAATATTACAGAGAACAGCAGTATTTTCTGGGTCATGATACTCTGCTGGTTTGTTAAAAGGAAAGATACTTGCTGGGGCACCTAAATTACAACTGAATTGATTGATAGCATGTATCATTAACTCAACTGAATTTTGTTGATGTAAAAAATCATCTTGAATAAAATACACCCAGTCCTTTCCATAATCTCTTCCGTGCTCATAACAACGAAGTATAGAAGGCATTATACCATAGGTCTCAAGATGGGTCAAATTAACTTTGAATTTTGCTGTATCAATAAGTCTCTGAAGAATATCCAGAAACTCTTGATCAGAATGATCGTCAAAGATTTGTAGTTCTATTTCATAATCAGGATATTGTTCTTGAGCATAATTAAGACTATCAATCACAGAAAATATACATCTTGATGCTACTTCAATCTTTGGTGCATTACAATATCTGGTTTGACTATCATCACGATTTCCTTTTGAATGAGATTGAAGAACAACTAACAAATGAGTTTTCATAGATCAAACTTGGAATAAAGTTTTACATTTTCTTCTCCTATCACATCAATAGGATTTTGTGAAATTTTAGATAACTTTGGACGAATATCGTGAAGACCTCTTAAACCCCACGCTTCATCTTTTTGCTCCCCACAAGCATTATCAATATTATCAAAAGTATTTGTGTGAGAAGGAACCTCTAGGAATTCATAGATTTTATTCAGTTCTGTTTCTGGATTTTCTACAAGACTATTATACTCCACCAAATGAACTAAGTCAGGATACTTCGTGAGACCATACACCATACTTTCATAAGATGGAGCAACATAATATCTCCAAATATGTTCAGCACGATTGTTATTTGTGATTGGTAGATTGTCCTGTCTTAAATGATTATCAATAAAATTATCTTCGTGCTTTGATCTTTCGATAAGAGAAATATAAGATGTAAGAACTTCTGGAATAGAACGATAAGTTGCTACAATCTTTGGTTTGTTAGAAAGAAACATCTGAACTGTATCTAAGTTCTTTCCCCAAAACCGATGCTTATCTAGAATTGTTGACTTTGGTATGTGATTATAAAAGTTAGCAAGAACTGCTTTATAGACATTATAAGAT